TCGCGAGCGCGGGCGATGCCAACCGGAGTGCCACCACGCCCGTACTTGCGGCGGTAATCGAGGCCCTGCTCAGCAGCCCTGCGAGCGCCCTCAGACGGTGTGAGGTCTATCTCTCTAGTTGGCATTTTTCCTGCTCCATTCGATTAGTGCGGTGGCAAGCCTCTCGGCATACTCCTCTTCCTCCATGCCGTCCTCATCGTCCTCAGCTTCCAAAGGTTCCTCGATGAGGTCGGTCAGCACCTCGATGGCCATGGTCAGGTGCTCGATTGCCTCCTTGATGTCGGACAGGTCTCGCTGCATCGGCGCTAGCTCGCGCTCCACGGTCGCCCGTAGCGCGTCCTGCTGCATCCTGAACTCGTTGTGCTGCTGTACCATAGCGCTGTAATCCCTCGCTGTCACGAGAGCTTCAGGGTTGCCCGGAACATCGACGACCGAGAACTCGTGAAGCTCGAACTCTCTGAAGATTACCGAACCGTCGTTCAACTTCTCCACGCGGTCGGGGTTGATGACAGCACCGATGGACACCGCGTTGAGCGTGCCCGAGTTGAGCTTGGCGATGACGAGGCGCTCCAGCTCCGTGAAACCGTCGATGACGAACTCAGCCTCCCAGGCGTCCCCGACGCGCTCCAGCTTGGTGGCACGGCCGATGGGAAGGGTGGAGCGGTCGTGCTTGAGGAACACGACGGGATTCTTCATGTAGTTGTCGAGCTGCGCCCCGTCCGGGTCGAACGCGGTGCCGTACCTATCCACGGTGCCGTTGGTGATGACAGCCCTGAACTTGTTCTCGTCCATCCCCTCCGCGCGGGCGGTCACCTGGCTGTAGTATGTTTTCTGCATGAGCAACTCCTTAGCACTGTTTCTTGGCTTCTCGCATCTCGCACTCGAGCTGCGCAATCCACAGCTCCTCCGGCATTGAACCGGTCCTGAGCATGGCAATGGTGGGTTTGTCGGAACGTCGCGTCTGCTTGGCCTCGGGAACGACCTCGAGAGCGACATCGACCGGGCTGTTGGCCGGCATCTCCCCACCGATGACGGGCTTTAAGCCGACAAGCTTGCGGACGTCGTTGATGGAGAAGGCCTGCGGGAACGCCTGCATCACCTGGAGGTTGAAAGCCCTGTCCTCGGGCACCACCTCATCCACGGCAAGCAGCACGTTCTTGTCCTTGGTTATCAGCGGCAGCAGGTTGCGGTTGAGCTCTGAGAGGAGCTGGGACAGCCTGGGCTTGAGAACCGTGGTGGCGAAGATGTAGTATGCAGTCTCGGCGGTGGAGCGGTTGGAGTTCTCGCTCTTGCCAAGCAGCTCGGGAGGAATGCCGAATGTGCGACGGATGGTGTCGTTGCTGAACTCGCGGAGCTCGATGAAGCCCATGTCCTTGAAGGAGGAGTTCAGTGTTATTGCCGTCATGCCAGCAGCGGACATGAAAGCCGTCTTGCCGGAATTATCCACGCCGCGGTGACCCCTGTCCCAGCTCTCCTTGATGCCCTTGAGGTCGCTCGGTTGCACGCCCTGGAGATTGACGAGCAGGTCGGGTCTCGCGTTGTTCTTGAGGGTTGCGAGCTCGTGGAGCTGCGCAGCCTTGGAGATGTCAATCTCGCGCGAGAGCGTCGAGCCGTATCCGGTGCCGGAGATGTACGGTTCCCTGAGGTCCGGCATCGTAATCTTGACCAAATCGACGCCCAGGGTTGCCTGCTTCATGGAGTATCCGAACTCCACGTTGTATCGCATGCCAGAGATGTGCGTCGCCTTGTCGGGAGAGATGGGTATCAGGTCGCCGTTCTCCAGGATGAGGATGTAGCTGTTTCCAGCCGTCAGGAGGTGTGCCGTTATCAGCCAGAACCAGGTGTATTTGGTGTGGAACTGGTTGGGTTTCTCGAACCTGGCGTTGAGAGGGTGCCTTGCATCGACCTCGCCGTTCTTCTGAACGTGGATGTTGGACATCGCAATCTGGGAAGCAATCAACGAGATGCACGCGTAGAAGATGGGACTTCTGTGCGCCTCGTTGAGCAGCTCCCTCTCGTTGATGTCAGGATTGCTCTTGTCGAGGAGCAGGACCTGCAGCTGGTTGAACAGTCGCTCGTCGATGTTGTTCTGCTGAGCGATGTTTTGCAACGTCGGTTGCTGCTTGCGTTTTAGAAAATCCCAGAATCCCATAGGTGTCTCCTTCTATATATCGCCCATCACATGAAGAACGCGAACTGAGGCTTCAGGAAAAGATGCTCGAGGGCCTGGGTTGTAGCATCGACCTGGTCGTCGTTTGTGCACTGCGGGAAGCTGCTCATCTCGTTTATGTAAAGCGGCAGCCAGGCTGCATTCCTCGGTAGGAGAACGTTGCCGGCAGCGAAGTACGTGGCGACGCTGGACAGCCTCTCCTCCTTCGAGCTCTTCGGGCTGACGGGTATGATGCCTGGGAACTGCTGCTTGAGGACGGGTATTGCTGCCCGGCCGTCCGCCTTGTCCTCTATGAGGACCGTCGTGGCGTTGCTCCATAATGGTTTCGATTGCTGCTCCTGCATCACCTTCACGGTCTCGGGGAAGTCCCACCTCCCTCTCACCTGGTCTATCAGGTATGCGTTGGGCCCCAGGGCAGCCCAGAGCTGTCCGACGGCGTAGGACGAGTTGCTACCCTTGCCACCGTTCCGGAGGTCCCACGATTGCAACCAGCGGCAGTCGGGCGGGAGTTCGTGCCACCTGTTCTGCAACCACGCCAGCTTGAGCAGCTCTCCCTCGAGGAGCGTCGGTCTCTGCTGGTACAGTGCCGAGAAGATGTATGGGTTCTGGACCTTCCTCTCCTCAAGCGTGTCGAGCGAGACCATCGCGGGCCACAGCGCCTCCCCAATCTGGCGGGGGTCGTTGGGATGCTCCCACGGCGCTCCCTCCTTGACAGCAGGCAGGACGACCGAGTTCCACTGCTTTCCCTCGCGCTGCAGCAACCAGCCAATCAAATCGTCGGGCGTCCATCGGGTGTGTATGACAATCTCACGCGTCAGGTCGTGCCCGCGGGAACGGAACGTTGCGTCGAACCACTCCTGGACGTTCTCGTTGCTCACCTCGGACTTGGCTGTTGCCATGCCCTTGTAGGGGTCATCGACGACGAGCAGGTCGGCCCTGAAGCCCGTAATCTGCCCACCGGCGGCCTCTGCCAGCAGGTATCCGTTGCGACCCCGGATGTGGAACTCCTTGGTGGTGAGCGGCTTCGAACCGTCTATCGCAACCTCTGGGAAAGCACGTCGGTACAGCTCCGAGCTCATGATGTCCTGCACGGCCTGGCAGTTGCGCCTGACCAGCCTGTCCGAGTAGCTCGTGGTTATGACGCGGCAGTCGGGGTCGTGCCCGAGCACCCAGGCGATGAACAGGTTGGTTATGAAAGATTTCGCATGGCCAGGCGGCATGGACACGCACAGCTTCTGGTGCATCCCCTTGAAGCAGAGCTCATACTGCTCGCAGACAAGCTTGAGGTGCCAGGGCATCTGGAAGCTCGGGTTCATCCACCGGTAGAAGGTGGCGAAGGAGTTCCTTGCCTTGCGCCTCAGGTGTTCCTGAAGCAGCATGAGCTTCTGGACTTCACTCACGACAGCATTTCCATCACTTCGGCCATCTTGGCTTCGAGCTCAGCATCGGACAGCTTCTCGAGGTCGTTGCCTGTCCCGTTGAGGTTGATGTTCTGGGTGAATACGTTCTGCGCCTTGGCAAGCAGCTCGGAAGCCCTGAGACGTTCGTTGAGGCGAGGGGCAGAACCGTCGTCCTCCGTTATCTCGCCCTTGACCACCTGCGACCAGAACATCTGGAGCTCCATGGGGTCGAGTATCTTCTTCTTGCTGAGGGACTGCTTGGGGCGGTGCGGCGGTTTCCCGCTCTTCGTCATTGGTATGACAGGCATTGTATTTCTCCTCGGTTGAGACGGGGGCTCGCCGCCAGCGGGAGAGGTTCCGACGACGAGCATTCCCCTATATTACTCCTGCTCTGATGCGACCTTGACAGCGTTGAGAGCCTGGAGCTTCAGCCTGATGTCCTTCATGTCCTCCCTCATGCTGTCCATCTTCGCGTTCAACCACTGCAGCTTCTCCAGCAGGAAGCGTTCCATCTCCTCTGGCTTGGGGTCGTTGCTGCGGCTTCTCGGTTTCGTCTCCTCGATGAACCTGACCGCCTTGGCTGCCTTTATCGGCGCGCAATGGTTGTATCCGGCCAATCTGCTGGCCTCACGGTGACCGCAGTGCTTCGTCAGTCTCAGTTCCAGGTATCTCTCCAGCTTCGTCTTCTCGCTCATTATGCTCTCCTCTCTTGATTGTTCTCACGGGCCTGAAGCCCAGGGGAGGGTAGCCCAGCCAGTACTGGGGTTCCCCGTCCCTCCACGCACCGATTACTTCCCTGCTCCTGCAGCACCCACCTCTGACAACCTTGCTTGCAGCAAGTCTCGCTTCCTCAGACATGTCTCCACCGTCCGCTTGGCCACCGCCATCCTCTTGCGGACGTTGGGGTGGTCTGCCTCCATAGAACGGACGGACTTGCCATGGACCACGTGCTCAATCAGCAGGACCCACAGCTCGTATGGCATGTCCCTCGATGCCTCCTGGAGGACGGACTTGAGGGTGATGTAATCGTCCAGGCCGAACGTGCGGCCCGTGGTCTCGCTCGTCATAGCTTCAGAGTAGTCGTATGCTGCTGGCGAGTTCATCGTCGTCTGAAGCTGCACGAACGTCTGTATGGCGTCCGCTGCGTCGAAGAACCTCATTTTGTTGCTCTGCATTTCCGTGCTGTTCGTCTCTCTCCACATGTCATTCACTCCCCGAAAAAATCTGTTGCTTTGTATCCTCTCTCGTCCAACAAACCGCGAACCTTGATGAGAGCGTGCTTGACGTTCTGGCATTGGCCCATCCGGGTGGTCCCGAGAATCTCGCCCATGCGCTCGAGCGTCAAACCGTCCTCCTCGTAAGCTTCCTCAACGAACTGACGCCAGTAGTTCCTGTCGTCGAAGCACCTGCAGTTCTTGCGGTGCGAGCAGCTGGGATTAAGCATTGGCTGCCGTCCTCCAGGTCTGCTCGTTGATGACGCAGGAGATTGCGGTGCGCGAGACGCCGAATATCTCAGCCAGGTCGTTGATGCTGAGGTTGATGTTGGAGTTGCCAGCCTTGGATGCGGCGTGGAGCTCGCGGACCCACTGGACCTTGCGACGGGTGAGCTTGGCGGAGGGAACTTCCTCTCCCTGGAGCTGAGTGCCGTGCCTGACGCGGTCTGCCGCGTTGTCCGCAGCCGTGCCGTAAGCCAGGTTGCTCAGGTTGTTGTTGTGGGGATTGCCGTCGAGGTGCCTGCACTGCCACTCGCGCGTCGGCTTCGTTCCGTAGAAGGCTTCCAGGACGAGCGCATGGACGTAGTGTGTGCTGACCTCACCGTCGGCAGACAGATTGACGAGCTGGTACTCGGAGCCAGCACGGTAGCGCGGCTGCAGGATGCGCACCTTGTTCCATTTGACGGAGACGACGCGACCAGCATCGGTCACGTAGTATTCGGCAAGGGGCCATGCCAGGCGTCTGACCCTCTCGTTGCTGGCAAGGTAGCTGCTGAGGACTGTCATTTCTAGCGGGCTGCAATTCGGCTTTGTGGTCTGCATTGTCTTCTCCCTCGACAATTGCGGGCGATTGAGTTCGCCGCACATATTGTAAGTATGCAGCCCGCATTGTTTCGCACCAAATTATTTTGCGTTTGGCGAAAATAATTTCAGCAGTCGTCGTCGTCGCAATCTTCGCAGTCGTCGTCCTCGTTGCTGTAGATGGGGAATCCTAGCTTCAAGAGCTCGCAGTTGATGTCGTCTTCAAGGCAATCGAGCATGCAGCATGCTTCTTCCGGGAACTCAACGTAGAACGTCCAGAGG